TTAAAAAAGGGTAGGCAGATCGAACCCACCTACCCCTTTAATGATTAAAAAACTACTTATTAAGTGTAGTAAACTACATCTGCACCGATACCGATCTGACAACCAGCAGCCATACGCATGATAACACGAACATTTTTGCTACCATCTAAGTCAGCCATATCTAACAACTTCACCTCTTGCCAGTCAGCAAGGATAGAAGTACCGAAGTATAAGTTAGACTTCTGAGCAGCGATCATATCGTTAGTTGGTAGACCTGAAGCTACGAACAACTTAACACCATCAAAAGCTAAATCGCCTCCGTTGTACCAAGTAGTACCCTGTGCAGCAACACCATTAGCACCCAAGCCTGAAGCTCCGAAGCCACCTAATGCACGAACATAAGAACGAGCGATGTGCTGTGATACATAGATGTAGAGATCCTCTTTGCCGTACAATGCAGCTGGAATAGCATCTACTACTTTACCTAATTCTGTGATAACATTAGCAGCAGTGATAGTCGTACCAGTTACATCAATCACATCTGCGTTAGCAGCAGCCAATGTAGTGAAACCATCGAACTCACCAGCGTTTGCATCAGCACCTTGCCAGATGTTTGTTTCGTTCTTAGCAGCTACCTTAGAAGCAACATATCCGATCAAGTAATCAGAGAATGTAGCTGGAAGGTTGTCATGAGCAGAGAAGCCCATCTCAGCAGCAAACCAGTCGTCCTCAAAATCGGACTTACACAATTCCAGATTTACTTGTAGTTGCTTGACCTCAAGTATGCTCTCTGCGAGAGTCAATGTTGAAGTGTCAGAGAAATCACAAGTTGCATCCTTAGTGATTGCATCTAAGTTCATAGTCTTTAGGACTTCTTTGAACTTAACATTTGGTTTGATTGTAACACCACCGCCATCGATAGTGTCTGCGCTCAAAAGAGCTGCGCTTACAAAACGCCCTGCCGCTTCACCAGCGTAGGTTGTAGTTACTGAAGTGGTTGTAGCCATTTTTCTTCTTTATTTAATTTATGATAACTTACTTAAAACACGAGACAATGTATCTTGCGGAGCTTTCTTAGCATAGCGATTCATGTCTACTTTTTTCTCTACTGGAGCAACTGCTACTTTCTTAGCCGCTGGTGCTTCATCAACACTCATCTCCACTTGTTCTTCTACTACTTCTTCAGTAGCACTCATTTCTTCCTCTTGAGGCATCATGTTAGCGATCATCTCTTTGATCTCAGATACTGCGCTTTCAAACTCCTCTTTGGTAACATAGCTCATTTCTTCTTCCTCAGCAGCTTGTTCAACCTCAACTTCTTCTTCTTCAGCTGGAGCTTCTTCTACTTCTTTGATCTCAGCGATGACACCTTCTTCTACGATAACCAATACACGACCATCTTCTAGTTCATGCTCTCCTACTGGAGCAGCTACCTTCTCATCATCTTCCCCAACGAGGAATACATTCTGACCAGCCTCGAAAGACTCAGCCTCAATCACGACACCATTGGCTAACTGCATTGTAGCCATCTCTACCTTTACCTCCTCAACAGGAGCAGCTTCTTCACTTGGAGTGAGAGCCATTTCAATTTTCTTGAACACTTCGTTTAGATTCATTTTCTAGAACTTTGTTAATTAAACAACTATTTATTTTGATTTTGGGTTACTTTCTATATCTGATCCAGCTCCTTCAATTTGCTCTCTGCCCATCTCTTAGCACTTAGACCACCCCATAGTAAGTAGGATATATAACCACAGGATGTGGTATCTCCCTCATCGTAATACTCTTGCGCTCTACTTAGATAGCTGTACATACGCTTGATGGTTTCTACTGAGAGTGGTTGCTTTTGTGAGAGCTGCTGCGCTCGGATCTTACCGACTTGAGTAGCGCACTTGTTGCCTTGCTTCTCGTTGAGTTCGATTCCTTTCTTTGCATTGTTAGATACTGAATCAGGGTAGTCTTTGAATGACTCCATCTCCAGCTTCTTTCCATTCTTGTATCTCTTGTCGTTCTTGAGAACGCCTTTAGTTATTCCCAGAAGATATAGGGAGAGGAGGTGTTCTGCTTCTGCTGATTCGATTGCTGATAGTTCCGTATTGACTTCAATAGCGGACTCTCTTTGCATGAACCATCCTTCGATGCTAAACCCTTTGACTCTACCTTCTTTGACATACTCTTGCCATATATCTTCGTTATTGACTTTCATGCTTACCATCCATGTACCTACTGGGTACTCTAAGCCGTAGGCTCTAGACTTGTCCTTGTCGCTGTCCTCTATGATCCAGCTCTCAACTAACGATAGACCTTCTATCTTCTTCTCATGCTCTAGGGTAGCGTTGCCTTGCTTACCATTCATCAAGTACAACTCCGATGCTCTGCGTATCGTTTCCTTAGTAAAGAACACATAGTATTCTTCGCCACCATCTACTCGGTAGATAGGCTTCTCTGGAATCATAGCAGCACCCATTAGGATGCGCTTCTCGTTGTCTACCTCTTTGAACTCGAACTTGTGTTCCTTGCTCATTGTGATGAAGTCCTCCTCTATCGCTGGATGCTCTACGATGCTGATAGCATCAATGCCATGCAATAGCTTCTCCTCATCTAATACTAATTCAAAAAATCTCATACTATCCGAATGTTGCTGTTTCTTCTATTTTACGATCTAGCTTCTGTGCGCTCTGTATGTCTTGGTTCACTACATACGCTCTCATTGATGAGCCTTGCAGACTCTCTGCTATCTGATTGCCTAAGTTAGCACCTGTTGTGTCAAACCCGATACTAGAGTTCAGACCTTGAGGTGTAGGGATGTTAGGTGTAGGTGATGATGGACTAGAACCTCCTCCGCCTCCGCCTAGTTGTCTACCTCCTACGCTTACGCTAGATGGTTTTGTTGTGGGTATTTTTGTGCTGTATATTTTACGAACACTAGCTAGACCACTTGCTATCACACCACCAGCTGCTATGAAGTTAAATGGAGGTGGTGCTGAGGATAGTGCTTTAGTAGCACCTGTGTAAGTGTTGATGACAGCCTCTGCTGCGCTTAGTGCTTTACCTGCTGCGGCATTCTCACCAGCCAACTGACTCAATCCATTTAATGCTCCAGCAACTACTTGTAGGTTGGCTAATTGTACTGCCTGATCATCTGCTGCCTTTTGCTTTTTACGAGCAGAATCCTCATCATCGTACTTCTTGTTGATCTTGTTGATCTCCTCAGCCTTGAGGCGATTTAACTCTATCTCATCAAAACCGAACTGCGCTGCACTATCTAGTAGGGTATTGTACTTATCCTCTACTGCGTTGAGTTCTTGTATCTGTGCATTTTGAGATGCTTGTAGGATAGCATCGTACTGCTCTGCTAGTTTGACCTCTAGTGCTGCTTGTTCTTCTGCGAGTTTTGCATTCTTTACTGCCAGTTCATCATTGAACTTCTTAGCTGCTTCAGCTGCTGCTAGTTCATCCTCAGTCATCCCCTGTGTAGCGTTCTTGTAACCAGAAAGCACACCGACAAGTTCCTTCAGCTTCACATCACGCTCTGCCTCTAGTTGTATCACTCGTGCCTCAGCTTCTGCCTGAGCCTCTAGATCTTCTCTCATAGACTCACCTAGTGCGTTCTGCTCTGTGATGATTCTGGCTCTTTCTTTAGCTATGGCTATCTCCTCATTTGCTACTTTCTTCTCTAACTCAATAGCTCTCTCAAGTGCTTCACCTCTTTCTTGTATCGTTTTGGTCTGATCTGCCGATGCAAGTTTAGCAGCCTCTATATCTCTACGAGCCTCTGCACGAGTCTTAATCATCGCTATCTCACGATCTTGCAACTTCTGATTTGCCTTCTCTAAGTCGGTTGCTGCTGCCGCTTCTTCTCGTATCTCCTCACCTAAACCTTTGAACGAGTCCTTGAGCATATCAACGCCTTCGCTGAAATCACCTGATAGTATCTTCAGTAGACCGCCACCGAATGTCGATAGTCTATCAACGAGAACGCTGATGGTAGTACCTATTGCAGCAAATGCTACTTTAAGCTTATCAGCTCCCTTCTGGCTTTGTGTAAAGTAAGTGATTAGAGAACCTAGAGCAAGAACTAAAAGACCTATACCAGTAGATGCGATACCTACCTTGATAGCGTTGAAGGTAGTCTTGCTAGTGATCTTCATCGTACGCAGACCTTTGATACCATTCACGATACCAGTACCCATACCCTTGAGAGCTGCACTTGCTTTCTTTAGTCCAGTAATAAAACCACCTGTGAACTTATCAGCAGCTCCTTCAAGGTCAGACATAGTCTGATTCGTTTTCTTCGCTTCCTTGTTAGTGCCTTCAATAGACTCTGTCAGCTTATCTACATTGTTCGTAGCTTGTCCAGTCTTGACATTGATTTCTATTTCCTTAACTTCAGGCATCTGATTTGTTCTTTAGCTTCTCGCCAGTTCGTGATCACTTTATACTTCCCCTTTGCTATCTGTACCTCCTCTGTGAAGTGGTCAGCTATTGGAAGCTGCTCTATTATAAAACCCAAGTTCATTAGACATCGTTTAGAAGTTCAAGTGTTGCCTCTCTCGTTCTGAGGTTGAGGTTCACTTCATTTATTACATATCGCTTACCAGCGATCACTAGCTTGTCATTCATCTTCAACTGATAGATAGTAGTCATAGGTAGAATAGCTTTGAAGCTATACACCCTTCTACTGGTTGAGTAGAGGTCAGTAATGTAGTCCTCCCAGAACTGCGAGTACAGCGTTTGACTGAATGATTGTTCATGGTACGGATCTAGCTCTAGACCGAAGGTCAGCATCTGCGTTACATTGCCTACTACTTGATTATCTACATTGGCAATAAACACACAATCGTTCATAGGATCTGCTGGACTAGGCGTTAACCCTGTCTCATCTAGGAAGCCGATAGGTGTACCACTAATGTCTAGCGTTCCGTTAGAGTAGAAGATCATAGGCGCACCGATATAAGGCTCTAGCTCTTTGTCTATGGACTTACCTACTAGGAAGTCTACACTATTGCCTGTATTCGTATCGGTGAGCTTGTCAAAGCGTAGTAGCTCGAAGGTGGTCTGATTGGTTAGTTCACCACCATCAAAGGTGAAGTCGGCTCTCAGATCGCCATAGCCTATATCTCCACTCGTTAGTCTATGTTGTCTCATCAAATTGCTATCTGCTAACTGATGCTCTAGCTTGAGCCTTCTGTATAGCTCTGGCTTTGTTACCTTATAGCTAGAGATGTCTGTAAAGTCTGTGATGTCGTATGTTGATCCACTAGCATACCAATCATCTAGAGTCTCTAGGGTAAATGTTGTATTGCTGTTAGCTTCAAGGGATAGGTTGAACATCTTGATAAGCCCTATCATAAAGTCGCTCACCTTCTGCTCAGGCATCTGATTACTCATATTGACATTTGTTTGAAATATCTGAGGTGTTAATCTCTCGCAGGTGAATATAAAGTTATTCCCATATAATGTTCTGCCCTCACAAATTACCTGACCAATTGTTACAGAACTACCATCCCAATTGACAGGAGGTGAGAATCTCATCTGAACCTTATCTCCCCCCACTCCATCTATGTAAACTTTCTCAAAAGAAACCTGTCCCGAATGACTGCGGCTAGTTCGATATACTCCATTCACAAAAAAATGCACCTGATAATCATCAGGAGATAAAATTGAATACTCCCATATGATACCACTATTACTAACCGACATAGTACTAGTATCATCACTTAAATTAAAATCCCCTGTCTTAGCAGTAAAGTCTATTACCTGTGCCTTAAATCCATCCTTTTGATTTACATACATATAACCTTCTCTCCTATGACACCACATATAGAGGTTGGTAAACTTATCAGAAGCAAAGAAATCGCTGCTGAAGGTGATACCATACTTCGCTTCTATCGCATCAACAAGTGCTGCGAGTTTGATAGCTGGTTTCAGCTCGTAGTAGTGTAAGCCGTGATTGTCATTGGTCGTATGGTACGCTAGGTTGTAGTCATCGTGTGAGGAGCTGTCGCTATCGTAGAACCACGACTCGTTTGAAGATATAAGAGGATAGATGATATTACCACTACTGAGTCCTGCCTCTGCTCCTGTGCGTATATTCGCTGCTGTGTATTGGTGGTCGTATGTTGATAGGTCTAGGTCGTTAAGCTTATCCTCACCGAACAAGTCTTGCAGATTTACCCCTGCCGAGAAGAACACAATCTCATAGCTACTCGCTATCCCATTCTTGAGGTTCACAGATAGTAGTTCTATGCTCCCTTCTCTAAATGGCTCTTTATCCAATAGGATAGTAGCAGACTTTCTTAGGGAGGCATCAAAGCCACCTGAGATGTCAGCGTTGTAGTAGTGCTTGAATACTGCGTTATTCGCTTTGGATGCTGGTACGCTAAAGTTCTGAGTGTAGTCTGCAAATACCTTACTGATGTCCTTTATGTTCTGGACACTCAGCTTGATATTAACATCCTCATCCTTGAAGGTATCGAGCTTCTGTGAGCCAATGTATATCTCTATCATAGCATTGCGTTCTGCGTGGTTGCGAACTCTACCTCAATAGTGTAGTTAATAGTCTTGTCGTTGATATGCTTCTGCAATCTTAGGCTTTGATTATTGATGGTGATAGCTCTCTGTGATTGGTCTATGTCGTAGGTAGTGCCTGAGCGTTGCGTATTGCGGTTGATGACCATAAGCACATACTCACTCATAAGCAGCTGCTCCATCACCTCTCGGTAGTCCTCACTAACGAAGCCTGTGTTTAAGGTCATTCGCTCACTAGCCTCGTGGTTGTAGGTACGCATACCTCTAGCCTGATCTGCCCAAGTGTACCCAGATGCTGAGGCAGAGCCTATCGTACTGCGGTACTTCTCCTTACTAACTGAGAGGTCTGTATCGCTACGCTTGAAGAAGGTGATGTTATCCCATGCTCCGTATCGGTTCACGAAGTACAAGCTCACAGGATCAAACTTAGCCTCGCACTCATTATACACACGCAGCTGGTCTAAGATTGTACCAAGCCCATCTAGTAGCTGTATGTCGTAGTACTTGGTGTTGTATGGTGCTGTACCTAGCAGTCCATTATTTGCCTTCCAGTTGGATAGGTTAGAGATACCAGCAGGGAAAAGAAGCACACGATCCTCTACTGCCGTACCACTCACATCTGATTCAGTAACGCTGTATTGGTAGGTAGTGCCGTCATCGTTCAATACCTTGATAGTAGCTAACCCAATGTTGGAACAGCTCAAGGATTCTATCGTACCTCCATCTGCCTCTACTCTGTCTCTATATCCGTAGATAATATCTAGACCCTCTCCGTGTAGCCCTAAGAATATAGGCATCATAAAGGCATCTGTGTCGTATGCATACCTCTCGTACTTCTGGAGGATAGGCTTTGATATATTTGGGTTGGCACCTTCTACGAACTTACCATACCCATAGGTAGCGATGAATACATCCGTAGACCCTGTGTCGTTTACTACAAATGGCGCACTTAAGTACTCAATATCGTAGTCTACCTGCACCCATAGCTGAGAGTCTGGTGAGTTCTTTACTATCGCCTCTTGCGTGAGCTTAGAGATGCGGTTGTTAAACTCGTTCTCTAGTAGCTTGGAGATGTCAGCAGTAGGGTATGAATCTACAAAGCCAGATTGCCTATCTATGGTGTAGATAGGGCTAGCTGGTTTAGCGGACTCCTCACCAGTCCACGCATATATCTCTAGGTTAAAGTATCGTATATCACTTGGTGCTAATCCTGTACCATCCCAAGTGATGAAGATAGGAGAGCGCACCCCTTGTAACCCTGTTGGACTAATTACTGCCATCTTTGTACTTCTTGTTTAATTCGTTTATGCTGAACTCTAGAAAGTCTTGAATGTCTAGAGCGTATGCTTGGACTACATCGTTAGGTAGCTTTGCATATCCTAAGTTGAAAGGTCTTGAGTAGAAGTCGGTTGCTGGTATGCCTCGCTTCTTTATGCTCTTGGCGATAGCCCAAGCTGTACTATCGTAGGTCTTAAACCTTCCTCTATTGTCTCTGAACTGAATCCTACGCTCCTCTACCCATTTAAGGATAGCAGACTGAGGAGGTTGCTTACCTTTCTTTCTGCCCTTGTCTACCCACTCACCATACTCCTCCATGATGAAGTCGAAGTTCACAGCGTTTGCCGTAACATCTACCTCGTACCTCAACGAGTCGTACAACTTCCTAGTGTTGTTCTTGTTCTTTCTCGTTAGGTTCTTTCTGGACTCTGTTACCAGATACTTACCGAACTTCTCTAGTGCGAGTTTTGTATTTCGGTTTCTGTTCTCCACTAGCAGATGTTGTTCGGGTTGATTGCCTCAATCACTAGCGTTGCCTTCCATCCACAGATGTTCGCCTCGTAGTCCTCATCGAACGGCTCTGCAATAGGATCGTTTGTAAGTCTGAAGTAGGCATCGTACTGATCACCTCTGCGGAAGGTAGCGAGGATCTCTGAGATAGTAGCAAGTGTTCTGTGATAGATGTCTTGCTTCATCATGTTGCCCTCATATAGATCCTTCGCTTCTTTGGAGTAGTCTACGACATCCATCACTAGCAAGTCGAACTCGTAAGAGATGGTACGCTCATTCAATGTAGCGTTACCTGTGATGACATGAGCCAGTGGGTACATATCCATCTTGCGAAAGTCGATGTCAAATATGTTCCCCCAGCTTACTTGATTGATGTGGTCGTTAGCCTCTACTGCACTTTTAAGTGCCTCTGTGATTTGGTAATATCCCTTCTTCATACAATTAAAAAACCCAATAGGTAAAAATAGGTATAAAAAAAGAGGAGAGCCACCACAGCCCTCCTCAACCAAACCTATCTAGTAAACCAATCTAGATACCCAAATGTACTTCTTCTTCATCGCATACGCAACTCTCTTTCTCGCAGTCATGACAGCAAGAACATACCCAGCTATCATCGCAGTATTCGTAGCATATATCACATTGACTCGCCTGATCATTCTGATAGTCCATCAACTCTCTGTCTAGGTAGTCCATCACTCAAAGAAGCTAAAAAGGTTAGTAGCTGTGCATTCAAATCCAAAGGCAGCACCGATAGATATGCATTGACCAATCGTTAAAGTGATAACAACATCGTTGTTCTTTAAAGCATCTACAATGCCTTGTGTAAGGCTAGGGTACTTGACCATCTCTTGATCTAGCACCTTGAGTGCTTCTGGTGATAGCTTGTCGTATAAACTCATGTCTCTCTTGTGTTTTGATTTACACAAATATAAACATAGTTTTTTTAATAACCTAGAACCTTGATTGGTTTTTCATATGCGCCTTCTCGACCTCAGCTTTGTCAAGACTGAACTCTAGGAAGGTCAAACAGGTACGAGCTGGTAGTGCTGTTACTTCATCAAACTTTGTGATATCACCTCCAGCAATCTGATTGATTGCGCCATACCAACCCCACTTTCTTGAGAACTGCGTTTGCTTGTCAAAGGCTGGTTCATCTCCTCCTCCTTCTGTGAAGATCGTAGGAAAGTTATGAGTAAGCTGATCTCTAAACGATAAAAAAAAAGCAGACAACCTAGAAAGATGTCAGCAGATAGGTCTTGGAATCCAAGCCCATTATGTCTATCAGGATCGTAGGTTTCAACCAGATGCCGACCATACATCTTAGTAGTGATAGGTCTATACAGAATACCTAGAACTCTCTCAGCGTTCTTGTAAGGCTCTTTCAGGTATTCATCGAGGTCTACATACTCTCCCATAGAGATGTCCTCTAGTTTAGGATGGAAGCCGTATTCTACGCCTCTGTATGTGAAGGTCTGAACAAGTGCTGGTCGTTCTGCTAGAACAGCTGCTAT